ATCAAGTTCATCTTTAGGACCTTTTACAACAACTACATCTACAACTAAAATAGACACCAGAGCACGTGCAAGAGCAATAGCTTTAAAAGTTGACAATACTAGTATTAGACAACATTGGAAATTAGGCACATTTAGATTAGATATACAAGCGGACGGGAGAAGATAATGGCAAGAATAGTACAATCATTAACACAACCTTTAGAGAAATACGATCAACAAATACAACAATCATTTGTAAGAGACGTTGATAGTATTGTGCAAAAATTAAATACTTCTTTTCAACAAGATTTAAAAGAAGAAGCAGAGGCGGAGGCTTATTTCCTTGGCTAATACATTTGTAAATAAAAAGAAAGATTTAACAAGCACTAGTGCTACTACATTATACACTGTGCCATCAGCTACTACAGCTGTTGTTAAATCTATAATAGTATCTGAAGATTCAGGTAATGCTGATACTATAACAGTAACTATAACTGATACAGATGATGCTGTATTTAGTTTATTTAAAACTAAAGCAATATCTGCCAATGCAACAACAGAATTATTATCTGCACCACTTGTGGTTGCGGAAAGTGAAGTAATAAAAGTAACCGCAGCAACGGCTAATAGGCTACATGTAGTCCTATCTGCGCTAGAAATTAAGCCTAGAGTAGTTACATCATAGGCTTGATTTACTTGACAAAAACAAGTATTATTAACAACCCCAGGTTAAATTCCTGCTTTTTAAATTAACACAAAAAATTATATGAAAACAGGATTAGAATCA